GCTAAGACGGCAGCAGAAGCTAAGAAGGATGAACAGCTTGACTACATGGCCTACCTGACTGGGAAGGCTTAATCGTAATATCTCTATAAAGGAAACTTGAAATGGCAATTCTTAATGGTATCTTTAACACCGGTGATAATCCCACCGAACTGAACTCACGCTCGTTTGCAGATACTATCCTGCGTCTGTTCCCTAATGGTTCTGCTCCTCTGTGGGCCCTGTCTGCTAAGGCTGGTACTAAGAAGGCTGTGTCCTCGACGCACGGTTACTTCTCAAAGACCATGACCTTCGTCACGACGACGTCTACTGGTGGTGATACGGCTGTTGCCACGTTGTTGACAGTAGGTTCCACGACTGGCATGATCGCTAACATGGTTCTGCATAATGTGCGTACCCGTGAAAACGTTCGTGTAGTCTCGGTGGCTTCTGCTACTACAGTCAACGTAGTACGTGCCTTCGGTCGTGTAACCGCGGCTGCTATGAATGCTGCTGATAAGCTCATCCAAGTCGGTACTGCCTTCGAAGAAGGTTCTAGTCGTCCTGGCTCGCGTCAGCTGTCTACTGTGTACGTTGCTAACTACACGCAGATCTTCCGCAATGCTTGGGGCCTGACTGATACGGCTCGTGCTTCTATGTCTGAGCTTGGCTACAGCAACGTTGCCGAGTCCCGTAAGGATTGCAGCCTGTTCCACTCAGTAGAGATGGAAGGTGCTGTCATGTTCGGTCAGGCTAAGATGGACACTACTGGCGATCAGCCTCTGCATGCTACGCAAGGTATCATTGATGCGATCTATCAATATGCTCCGGCTAATATCAACCCAGCAGCTGGTACTACCGACTACGGCGATCTCGTAGCCTTGGTAGAAGAGCCCTTCAACTATACCACCGACGTAGGTAATACCGGTGAGCGTATGGGCTTCTGTGATCGTCTGGCTATGAAGGTTCTCACCGACGTAGGTCGCAAGTCCGGTCAGATCCAGATCATGCAGAATGAGACTTCCTTCGGTATGAAGTTTACTAGCTTCAAGTTCTACCAAGGAACCATCAACCTGATTCAGCACCCGCTGATGAATGGTCTTGATCCTACTGGCGGCAACCTTCTGATCGTCGATCTGGCTGCTGTTAAGCTTGCCTACATGGAAGGCCGTAACGCTAAGATGGAAGAGTACGGCCAAGGCGGCAAGCAAGTAGAACTTGGTACTGACGGTGTAGGCGGTTCCGTTACTTCTGAGTTTGCAGTCGAGTGTATTAACCCATTCGCTTGCGGCTACGTAACAGGGCTGACTTCTGGTATTGCCGAGACCTAATAGTTCGACAAAAAGTCCCTTGCGGTGGGGAGACTTTTTAGCAGCTTAGACTGAGCGGGGCCACTCCTCTCCTCTCCATAGTCTAAGCTGCTTTTTAATTAGCAGGAGATTCAAATGACCTTCAAACTAGCTTCAACTGGAAAAGCAGCTCTAGAGCCCTCGGAACCTGTAAAGGCTCCTAAGGGTTTCTCCGTTGCTGGGCATCCTTATTCTTTCAAGTTCAAAGGAGCTGAAATCAAGCCTAATAAGCTTGGTATCTATACTCCCAAGAACGAGGCAGAACTGGCAGCCCTCAAGCACTACGCATCTCGTGGCCTTATCTCCTACGAGGAGTAACCTTCATGAACCTTACAGAAGCCAAAGAAGAAGTAGTAGGCCTAACCAAGCGGCCTGAGAAAGAGGTAGAGATCCTATCTCAACTCAATAGAGCCATTTCCTTTTACACGTTGAAAGTGAATTGGGCTCGGGATCTGGTAGAAGACACCCTTACTCTAGATCCAACACTCTACGGACAGACGATTGATATCTCTGGCCTAGCTCGCTTCCGTAAGGTCAAGTATCTACGTCCAACAAGTCAGAGGATCTACCTCAAGACTATAGGCGTAGATAAAGTCATTACTCCAAACGGCAGAGTCCAGCCCAATAGGTTCTTCGTAGGAGGTCAATCTCTTACGATTACCCTAGGACAGCTGGACTCCTCGCTAGAGATAGGCTACTACACATTCGCTCCTACCCTCAATGAAGTAGCTCCAGATAATGAATATTGGATGCTAGATGTAATGCCTTGGGCTATTATAGATAGGGCAGCCTCGCATATCTTCAAAGGTATCGGTGATGAAACCTCGGCGAAGCAGTACTTAGAATCTTCAATGGAATTCTTCGTTGCTGCTCGTAAGGACTTCGCTGATGCAACAGATGATGAAACTTCTTAATTCTTCTATAAAGGAAACGTATCATGACTGAAAAGGTTCTTGTACAAGACGAAAATGGCGGCTATTTGCGTAAGCCTACTACGCAGTTGGATGCACCGTTGCCCGGCATCAAAGCTAAGGTTGCTATCTCGACAGCGGGTGCTGGCACTCTGACAGCTGCAGCTCTTGTCTCTGGCTTGATTATGCGTACCGGCCCGACTGGCGCCTATACGGATACTACGGCCACGGCTACTGAGATTCTGGCTGCGATGACTGATCCGGCTGTTGGTGATAGTTTCGACTTCTATCATGTCAATGGCGTAGCTCAAGCTTGTACCTTTGCAGCTGGCGCTGGAGTTACTCTGGCTGGTACTGTCAATAATGCAGCTAGCAAGGTTCGTTTGTATCGTGCCACAGTAACTGCGACTGATACTCCGGCAATTACCATCACTGGTATTGGCGAGCTCGTAGCCTAAAGTTTAGGGACTAGAGGATTCTTCGGAGTCTTCTAGTCCAAGTGCTTTACGGAGGACCCCGAGATGGCATTCCATGCAGATCCCAGATTCAGTAAGAAGAAGGTACTAGGTACAGATTCCGTAACAGGTATTGCCCAGGATTTAATAGATGCAACCAATCTAGAAGACCTAGCTAATGTCGAAGATACTGCAGCAGATGACGATATCCTAGTCTACAACTCAGGGACTGGCCTTTGGGAGAGTGTCAATCTATCAGATTCGGTAACTGGTGCCATAGGAGCAATTACCTATGAGATGACAGGCTTCCCTCATTCTACTGCAGGAGTCAATACACAGACTACCTTGACTTGGAATGACGCTACTAGGACAGTAACTTTGACTCCTACTGGAGCCTATTTCGACTTCTGGTCTCAGGGTGTTAGATTTCGTAAGACAGTAGCTCAGTCGCTCGCTATTCCTAATGTGGATGGCGAGCATTTTGTTTACTTTAATAGCAGCGGGAACATAGTAACTGCACAGACTCCGTGGGATCTTCTTCAAGATGTCCCCGTCTGTTTCATATATTGGAATTCATCCTTAGCCAAAGGTATTCCCTACGAAGAGCGTCACGGTGTAGTAATGGACGGCTCAACTCATAGCTATCTACACTTCACTAGAGGTACTCAGTATATCTCTGGGATGGCTATCTCAGCCTACACCGTAGCTCCTAGCAGCCCGGCTAATGCTAATAACACCTTCGCGATTGCCTCTGGAATCGTTGCCGACGAGGATCTAAGATCTACACTAACAGCAGTATCCTCAGGTAGCTACTCTGTATTCACTAGAAGCGGAGCCTCAGGACTCTGGACTTGGACTACAGGTAATACAGTACCCTTCCCGCTCTCAGGCTCTGATTTCGCTATCAATGTATTCTCTGGTGGAACTTGGACTACCTCGCCTCTGACAAGTAATAACTACGCCAACATCTACGTCTTCGCTATTCCTTCTATTACTGCGAACCTTCAGTTTGCAATGATTCCAGGGCAGGCCTTATATGCTACCTTAGCAGATGCTCAGAATGAGAATATAAATTCATTAAGTCTAGGAACCTTGCCTTTCCAAGAGAATGTTCTGATCTACCAGATAACATTCCAGCGAGGTAATTCTTATACAACAACTGGCAAGGTAAGAATAGCAGCAGCCCCGGTGACGATTCGGGGAAGTGCAACAGTTAATGTATCAGGAATCAATTCTCATAATAACCTAGCAGGTCTTCAAGGCGGAGCAGCTGGAGAATACTATCACCTTACAACAGCTCAGATAGCAGATGTTACGACTATCCTAGCAGCAGGCGGCAGTACAAAGAATGTAATCGCTACAGATTCTACAATAGCAGAAGACACCTCGTATGTAGTAATAGAGTACCTTGATGTATCCACGGGTGCTATCTTCGATATAATCGGAAATGTTGAGGTAATATAATGAGCCAGATAAGACTTACAGAAGGCGCAGCTCCTAGTGCTCCATCAGCCGGTAAGGTAGCCCTCTACTTTAAGACTGATGGATTCTTCTATATCAAGGATGATGCAGGAACCGAGACTAAAATTAGCCTGATAGCTGGGACTGATTACCTAGCTCCTAGTGCTATCGGGGCGACGGTTCAAGCCTATGATGCAGACTTAAGCACTTGGGCAGGAGTAACACCGGCAGCAGGTATTACTAACTTCTTAACTACTCCCTCTAGCCTTAATCTTAAGACAGCAGTAACAGATGAGACTGGTAGTGGATCTTTAGTATTTGCAACCTCGCCGACCCTCGTTACTCCTATCTTAGGAGTTGCTACCGGTACTAGCTTCCAAGGTATTATAGGTAATGTAACTCCCGCAGCAGGCACCTTCACCACACTGACCAGCACAGGCAACGCCGCACTAGGTGATGCAGAAGCCACGGACACCCACGCGATCAAAGGTGCTACGACGATCCTGTCGAACAGTGCCAGCGCTGCTCTGACTGTGACGAATACCGGATCAGGCAATAGCTTCGTGGTTGAGGATGCTGCTTCTACGGATACCACAGTATTTACGATTGATGCTAATGGTGATGTTGGTGCTGGAGTAGTACCTTCTGCCAACGCGAAGCTCAACATCTCCAAAACATCCTCTACGGCAAGTACGCCGGAATACGGTGCGTATATTCTGAATACCTCGTCGAACACGACAGGAGCTACGACGAAGTATGGCGTACAGTCTTTAGCCTCGGCGGGAGCTGGCGCAGCAGCAAACACGATGGTAGGCGGTCAGTTTGACGCAGTGCAGTCTGCAGCGGTGACTACTACTGCACTGACTGGTGTTCTAGCCAGAGCATACACAAATGCGGCAGGAACCATAACCGGAAGCATGATTGGGATACAAGCGGTCGTCGCAAATGGCTCTGCCGCTACTGTTAGTGGCTCTGGTATCGGATTCTATGTCAATGACTTTACTGTTGGCGCGGCGTCTTATGGCTTCTTCAGCAACATATCTTCTGCCGCAGGTAAGTGGAACTTCTACGCTGCGGGGACTGCGAGCAATTACTTCGCCGGTCTAATCGACATCTCCGCATCCACAGCCGGTCAGATCAAGTTCCCCGCTACGCAGAATGCCAGTGCTGATGCGAATACTCTGGATGACTATGAAGAAGGAACTTTTACTCCGACTATTACGTTTGGAGGTGCGGCAGTTGGAGTTACTTATACAACTCAGATAGGTCGCTATACGAAGATAGGTAGAGAAGTTTTCTACCGTATCTACCTGATATTAAGTAGCAAAGGTAGTAGCGTGGGCAATAGCTTGATAAATGCCCTCCCTTTCACATCAAGCGGTGACGCAAACTACGCTTCTGCACTTAGGTTAGGCACTGTAACATCAGGGGTTGGAGATACTTATTTACAAGCGTATGTCATAGGATCATCTTCGACAATTCAGCTAACCAAATTAGTTGCTGGAACGCAAACAGTTCTGCCAGATACCGACATTACAAACACGACAGCAATAGCTTTGTCTGGACACTACTTCGTTTAAGGAGAATCAAAATGGCACTAACTGAACAGCGCATCCTCAAAGCAGTAACCGTCAAGCC